GGCAGATGACAGAGTAAGTAGAGAAACTGCAGAACTAGTACCTCTTGCACCACATACTTGGTATGTAAGAACAGTAGGGTGGATGTTAGACCAACCAAAAGTAAAAGAGAACATATTAAATGTACCACCTAATGAGCCACTAAGAGAAGCACTAAAGAAAGAGGGAGTGCGTTCTCCTTTTCTATGTATGCCAAACTGGTACCCGATTGCAGGAAGTCAAAGACTAAGAGTACTTAGTGAAATACCTGAACTATGGGAACAGGAAATAAGAGTATGCAGATTTGATAAAGAGTGGTGGTTACATTATTATTTATGGGGTGATGAGGAGTTTAGAAACAAAGCAGTAGCTGTCTGGTTTCAAATGGCAGAATTAGTATGGAAGTCCATGTATTATGAAGACGACCCAAAGTTTAGAGAATATGAAAAATTAGGGGATGAATTAGAATGGAAACACAAGAAGAATATCGTAAAATAGTTCTTGACAAATCCTTAAAAATTTGTTATAATATATGTAATTATGATAGCTGAAGAACTACTAAGAGAAAAAGGAATTGATTATCGTCTTTCTGGTAAGGACGCAATAATCTCATGTCTAAATCCAGAACATGACGACACTAATCCATCAATGAGGGTGGATAAAATTACAGGCATATTTCATTGTTTCTCATGCGGTTACAAAGGTAATCTATTCAGTTATTTTGGTGCACCTGCATCGCCACTAGAAGTAAAGATGCACCGCATAAAAGAAAAGGTCAATAAAGTTAAAAGCGAAACTGTCGGTATCCAACTCCCAAAGGATCGAGTGATGTGGAAAGGTGGTGGACTCAGAAATATATCTGAGGAGACTCTTAGAATATGGGATGCTTTCACATGGAATCAACCCAATTTTGAGAATCGTATCATCTTTCCTATTCGTGACATTCGAGGCAAGACAGTCGCACTGATAGGTAGGAGTTTAGATGACTTCTCACAGATGAAGTATTACATCTATCCGAATGGCGCAGAAATGCCATTCTGTCCAGCAAAAGTAAAACCTATACAGAATAGAGTTATATTGGTGGAGGGTATCTTTGATGCTCTTAACCTTTGGGACAAAGGTCTCAAAAATACTGTGTGTACATTTGGCACACAACAAGTGAATTGGGTCAAGCTAAGTCTACTAAAACTTCAAGGAGTTCAAGGTTTAGATATTATGTTTGACGGGGATGAGGCGGGTGTAAAAGCTGCTGAGCAAGCCAAAGGCTTGGCTGAGAAACTGGAACTCTCAGCAAGAGTAGTAAAACTAAGGGATAATGTAGACCCTGGTAATTTGACAAAACCAGAAATAGAAAGATTAAAGGAAAAATTATATGGCTAATGTAGCAATAATAGAAAAGACACAGTCAAGCACAAACTATGAGAAGTATTTTGACTTCGAGTTTGACCGCTACGCGCTATGTAGTGATAGTTCAAAACAGAAAATTTTGAAAAGAGATGTTGATATCGAAATCGATATCGACTCGTACGAATGGCTCATTCTTGTAGGTTCTGAGCCCTTCAAACACTTTACGAAAAAGACATCAATAACTGAGTACAATGGAAAAATAATCGAAGAAAGATTTTTGGCTTTGATAAACCCTGCAATGATAAAGTTCAGACCAGAGGCAAAGAAGTCATTCGAGGAAGCCATCGAAAGTATTACAGGATATGTAAGCGGAGATTTAGTACAAAAATCGCTAGGCGAAGACAGATGCTTTGGTATACAAGACAGTGAAGAACTGCACAAGTATTTACAAGAAGCGCTAGACCATCCGAATGATTTTATCGGACTTGACTCCGAGACATCAGCATTATACTGCCGTGATGGATTCATGCTTGGGTTTTCGATGTCATACAAAAGAGAACATGGTGTATATGTAGATTGTGAGTGTATAGACGAAAAAGCAGAAAAGATGATGCAGGAACTGTTCAACAAGAAACGAGTTGTATTTCACAACAGTAAGTTCGACTTGCAGTGGTTTGAGTATCATTTCAACTTTGAGTTTCCACACTTCGAAGATACTATGCTTATGCACTATATGTTCGATGAAAACCCTGGTACTCATGGTCTGAAAACACTTGCTATCAAGCATACAGACTATGGAGATTACGAGGCAGAACTTGACAACTGGATTAAAGATTATCTGAAACGCACAGGAATACTTAAAGCAAGTTTCAGTTATGACTTAGTTCCGTTCGAAGTTATGAAAAACTATGCTGCGATGGATGCGATAGTAACATTCTTATTGTTTGAAAAATTTGAAAAAGCAATACTAAAGAATGAGAAACTATACTGGGTATACAAGAATCTTCTTATAGAGGGAGTAAGATTCCTCAAAGATGTAGAAAGTAATGGTGTACCTTTTGACAAGACTCGACTAGAGTTTGGTCAGAAAAGAATGGGCGAAGATATTGACAATGCTGTAGAAGCACTGCAATCTTTCCCTGAAGTAAAAGCATTTATCAAAGCTAAGGGTGGATTCAACCCTAATTCAACACTACAGTTACGAAGTCTATTATTTGACTATATAGGCTTAGCCCCAACGGGTAAGAAAACGGGTACTGGTGCTGATAGTACTGATGCAGAAGTATTGGGTATACTAGCAGAACAACACGAAGTACCAAAACATATTCTTGAAATCAGACAGAAAGTCAAGATTAAGAATACCTATTTGGATAAAATTATTCCTAATCTCGATAGAGATGGAAGACTTCGTACTGGTTTTAATCTTCATGGCACAACATCAGGTCGTTTGTCATCAAGTGGTAAACTAAATATGCAACAGATTCCAAGAGACAATCCTACAGTTAAGGGTTGTATCAAGGCAAAGTCGGGTCATAAAATAGTTGCCATGGACTTGACAACAGCAGAAGTATATTGTGCAGCTGTACTTGCCAATGACAAAGGTCTTATGAAAGTGTTTGCAGACGGTGGTAACTTTCACTCCACCATTGCAAAACAAGTATTCAGACTTCCTTGTGAAGTTGACCAAGTCGCAGAAGTCTACGGAGATAAGCGACAACAAGCAAAGGCAGTTACATTCGGTATAATGTACGGAGCTGGCCCGAAGAAGATTAGTGAACAGGTAACAAAAGATAGTGGAAGTGAGTTTACTATGCAGGAAGCTCAACATGTTATCAAAGATTACTTCGAGGCTTTCCCTAACTTGCGAAGATGGTTGAATGATATGCAGAAGTTCATTCAAGCAAATGGTTTCATCTATTCACACTTCGGTAGGAAAAGAAGATTACCAAATGTATTCTCGCAAGACAAGGGAATCGCCGCTCACGAAGTAAGGTCTGGAGTAAATGCACTTGTTCAGTCAGTATCATCAGATATTAATTTACTTGGTGGTATCGATATGCAAAAGTATATTCGTAAGACTGGTATGAAAGCAAAGATATTTGCGCTAGTGCATGACTCCATTTTAGCAGAAGTTCCAGAAGATGAGATTGAACTCTATAGTCAAAAGCTAAAAGAATGTATACAGAAAGATAGAGGGTTGTCAATACCTGGCGCTCCTATCGGTTGCGACTTTGATGTCGCTGATGACTATTCTCTTGGCAAGTTTGAGAAGTTATACGGGCTATGAGTTTAGTTACTGTTATCAAGCACTATGATGAGTTAACAACTGACGAACTTTATAGAGTTATACAGTTGAGAATACAAGGATTCATAGTAAGAAATGGAACTTGTTATCAAGACCTAGAAGCGCACTACGATAAAGAGCAGTGGTATATGATGACATATGACACAGTTCTTGGTATGCAACCGCAACTTATGGTGGGCGTAAATGCGTTGTGTACTAATAAAGTATTTACAGGGGATGATGGTACTGAGTACCGTTATCCTGCGTTTCGAAGACAATCATGGGTGGATGCTTACAAGGGTGGAGCATCCACTTATGACCTTAATATCGGTAGAGAGTTTTGTGAAAAACAATTCAAGAGTCCGAATATGATGTGTGAAATAACTTATGAGAAAGGCAGACAAGTCTTTCTCGATTTTGGAATGAGAGAGGTAGGAACAAATATAGACCCAGCAGGAAGAAAGAACTGGATGTTTGTATTTGAACCATATGAATGAAAGTTTTAATATTTGGTCAGTCTGGAGCTGGCAAGACAACACTATGTAGAAACGTAGTACAACGAATGGGCGATAGAGTAGTCCATATTAACGCAGACGAAATAAGAAAAGAAGCTAACGACTGGGACTTCTCAGAACAAGGTCGTTGGAGACAGTTTAGAAGAATGTTGAACAAGGCAAATGCTGTATCAGAAAGTGGTAGAATTGCCTTAGTTGATTTTATATGTCCATACAAGTCAGGTAGAGAGCAGTTTGATGCTGACCTGACTATTTTTATGTCCACAGTAGTAAAGAGTAAGTATGAAGATACTAATGCAATCTTTGAGTGGCCGCACTGGACTGAGTATGATTTCGATATACATGAGTGGGACGATGATGACCCTGTTGATGTATGTTGGAGCATAGGTCAAAGAATATGGAAAGATGAAAAACCAACAGTACAAATGCTAGGTAGATGGCAACCATGGCATGCAGGACATCAAGCATTACTAGAAAGATGTCTACAAAAAGAAGAACAAGTAGAAATACAAATTAGAAGTATGGAATGGAGTGAAGATAATCCTTACTCCGCCCATGAAGTAAAACAGAATTTAAGGAATAAACTAGCATATTTAGCTGGTAAGGTATCAATATCTATAGTGCCGAACATAGTAAATATTACATATGGTAGAAAAGTAGGGTACAGTATAGAGCAAGAACATTTTGAGAAAGAAATTGAAGACATTAGCGCGACCAAAATACGAAATAATACAACCGATACATTATAGAGCTGATGTAGAATATTTGTTGGATAAAGCAAATAAACTAAACAAGAGAGATTATACACATAAAGACGGAACAAAAGTTCCTAATTACAAGTTTGCACATTACCATGATGATGAAATACAGGGTTTTCTAGAAACTATGCCGTTTCTTACACAGTGCAGATATAGAACAAGTTTTGTATGGTTAACTAAAAATACAGAGTTGCCATGGCATACAGACAAGAATAACAAGTGCGCAATCATATGGACACTTGCATCAGCAAAAGATTCTTGCACATATTTTAGAAAGTGGAAAGGAACTTATAAAGACGCATTGTTCGATACACAAAAAGAACACAAAGTAAAAGTGGGAAGTAAAGACAAGATTATGTATAAAATATCCATAGTTGACAAAGACTTTCAATGGCTAGTCAAACAATGGCAAACTTGTTATAAAGGATTCAAATTAAGTCGTGATTAGATTTCCAGCATACATACTATCGGAAGAGCCAGAAGAAATAGATGGACTAGTATTAATTGGTGACCAGATAGTAGATGATAAGAATATGCCTGGTGAAACATTAGGTATGAGAAGATTACAAAGTCCAATGAAAAGTATTTATCCACTTCGTTATCAGATTGATGATGAAATAGGAATGATGAAACACAGAGGCAAACACTTCATTGATACTAATGGAGTGTATTGGTATAATGAGAAAACAGGAACTGCCCAACTCAAATACCATAAAGTACGAAAGATAGAAAGAAAAGATATTGCCACAGTTGTGTGGCTAAAGGATGTTCCTTTCCCTTTTATAGAGGCAAGACCTCCGCAAGAGGGTAGCTCATGGGCAGGAGTTCTATATAAGAAAGGAATACCATGGAAAATTTGGGAATACTGTGAGGAGCAGAAGAAAGATACATGGCGGAAAATTTAGTAATATTTTACAAGGCAATTACTTGGAGAATATTAGCAACAACAATAACATTTTTAATCGCTTGGGCGATACTCGGCAAGGTTGAGTATGCAGCAGGCATAGCCTGGCTTGATATGTTAGTCAAGCTAGTAGCATATATGGGGCATGAAAAGATATGGTTATCGATATCGAAAAACTCAAAGGTAAGTTAGAAAAAAACATAGTATTAATCACATTTGAAAGTTTAAAGTCTGGCAAAGTATACTCCAGGGAATATACTCTGTCTGAAAAACATTGTGAGATACCTATACATATAAGAAAACAGTCAGGAGATAAACTGATTTGTTATGATGTAGAATTTCAAAAATGGGAAGACTTAGAAGTTAATACAATACAAGAATTCAAAGTAGTAGAATGATAATGACTATTGAAAATTTCTTTTCGCAAGAAGAAATTAGCTTTTGGAATAGTTTTTGTGAGTATACCTGTAATAATAAAAGTAATGTATCATTAGTTACAGGAGATAAAGCAAATAGAGTAGAAAGAAAATACTATACTTTACTAAATAAGTATAAATTTATGGAAGAAGTAAAGCATATTGCGGAAAAAAATTTTGAAGAAAAGTTATTTTACCAACCAGTTACTTATGGATATATAATGCACTATGATAAACCTGGTGTGGGATTAAAATGGCACTCAGAACCTAATATTAGTGCTGTATCAGTATCAATTAATATATCCAAAGATGAAGAATATGAAGGTGCAGAATTACAGTTTAAAAATAAGAAAGTAAGACTAGCATATAATACTGCTGTCTTTTATCGAGGAGATGTACTCCATAGAGTCACTCCCTTAATAAGCGGAGAAAAGAAAAGCATAGTTATGTGGCTACCAAATAAGGAAAAATTATGTGCGGATTCGTAGTAACGACTAGAAGGCATGACATAGAATTTATGACCATGAGACAGAAACATCGTGGTCCAACAGATACAGGTTACTATAAAGATGGTAGGTTTGCTTACGGACATGTTTTATTAGATGTTAATGGAGAACATCAAGTACAACCATACAAGACAAAAAAAGGAAATATTTTAGTATTCAATGGAGAGATGTATGATTCTAATATTAGTAATGATACTGCTTTTCTAGGAAATGGACTAGATTTATTTGGATATAGATTTATTGGAAGCACTGATTTTCATGGCTCATTTGTATATCACAACAAACAAACACAAAAACTAATTATAGTACGAGATCACTTTGGGGCAAAACCTTTGTGGATTTATAAGAAAGGCAACGATATTACTATTAGCACTAGTTTGAGAAGTATTTATTGGAAACAGCCTAATGAAGAGGAGTTTGGTACTTATATAGGTAATCCTCTGTGGTTAGGAACAAAATCTCCCTACAAAGATGTAATTAAAGTTGCACCAGGCCAGATGTGGATTTATGATTTAAAAACAAATAAAATAGGTTATAGTAACTTATGGGCAAATATGAGAATAGAATCTAATAAAATAAAGTTGAAGGAGTTTAAACAGAACTGTATCAATGGAATAAAAAAGGTTGCAAAAAATAAACAAAAAACAGCATTATTTCTTAGTGGAGGACTAGATAGTACTTGTGCATTAGGTGTGCTGAAAGAAGAAGATTTAGATTTAACTGCATATATTTGTAATTACAGCAAAGAAGGAGCATTATTTCATGACCATAATGGATTTAGAAATGAAGCAAAAATGGCAGTAAAAACTTGTAAAGAATGGGGAGTGCCATATAAAGTTGTAGATTTAAATTATGAATCAGTACATCATTACCATAGAATGTGGTTAGCACATACACACTACCCTTGGGTAGATAGAAATAGAACAGCACCTAGATTTGCATTATGCAAAGCGGCAAGTCAAGACGGAGTCAAAGTAGTTCTTACAGGTGACAGTGCCGATGAACTATTTACAGGGTATCAACACCATGATAGATATTACAATGATGACTATAATAGAGAAACTATAGAAAAGTACTCTACAAGACAAGGATGGATTCCAAGGCAGATATTTAGTAAAGAAGATTGGAAAAATAATGCTTTATGGTATGATTTAGTGAGTACTTCAGAACAAAATATACTTACAACTGACCAAACCTGCGGTATGTGGGGTTTAGAAAGTAGACCAGTATTTCTATCACAAAGTTTTGTAAGATACATGATAGGTATAGAAAGTGGAGTAAAATTTAAGACACATCCCGACTATTTACTCGGGACATACAAATACTTATTAAGAGAAGTTATGGCAGAGTATTTACCAAATCATATTCGTAAGAGAAAAACTAAAACTGGATGGTCATCCCCTTGGGATAATAACCATCCTAGCTTGACTCGTCTTTGGAAGTTACAAGATTTGGAGTTTATTTCAAACTTATGAAGGCAGTATACTCTAACAGAATCTATCTTTCTGTAGATACAAAAACAAGTTCGGATATCGAAAAGGAGCTTACATATACGATTGCTCCTCGTATTCCTACTGACCCACCTATCGTGTTCAAAACAATACGATGGATAAAAGATGGATTGATTTCCATACCAATCGGTAGAGAGGATTTAATCCCATCCGATTACGAGATTATCGACAAGCGAGTAACATCGCCAGTTGAACTACCTGACTTTGCGTATACTTTAAGACCTTCCCAGCAGAAGGTACATGACGAGATACAAGACAATGCGATAGTTAACGCATGGGTAAGTTGGGGAAAGACAATAACGGCTTTGGCTATAGCCAAAAAGTTAGGTCAGAAAACATTAGTTGTTACCCACACAACTAACTTAAGAAATCAGTGGGAAAAAGATGTACAAAATTGCTTTGGAATACAGGCAGGCAGAATCGGGTCAGGTAGCTTTGATACTTCGTCCCCAATCGTCTGCGGTAACATTCAGAGTTTGTACAGAAAAATGGACGACATCAAACAAGTTTTCGGAACTGTGATTTTAGACGAAATGCACCATGTTAGTAGTCCAACTTTTACGCGTATAGTAGACGAAATGCCTGCTCGCTATAAGATTGGTTTGACAGGTACACTAGAAAGAAAGGATGGACGCCATGTGGTTTTCAGAGATTACTTTGGTCACAATGTAATGAAACCACCAAAAGAAAATTACATGACTCCTAGGATTGATGTAATTAAGTCCGAGATACGCTTCCTTGATGGTGCGTATACACCTTGGGCAGAAAGAATAAATCATCTTGCATTTAATGAGGAATATGTTCATAGTGTAAGTATGATTGCTGCAAAGTATGCCGCAGAGGGACACAAAGTTTTAGTAGTGTCTGATAGAGTAGCTTTTCTGAAAGCTTGTGCTGAACTCTGCGGTGACAAAGCAGTTTCCATAACAGGAGATATGGAGTTTGCTGAAAGAGATAAAGTAATGAATCAAATAAAGAAAGATAAAAACATTTTGTTTGGTACACAATCAATATTCTCAGAAGGCATATCATTAAACGATTTAAGTTGTTTAGTGTTGGGTACACCAATTAATAATGACCCTTTACTAACACAGCTTATTGGTAGAGTAATTAGAGAAAAAGAAGGAAAACAGCAACCTGTGGTTGTAGACATTCATCTCAAAGGAAAAACGGCAGCCCGTCAAGCAAATGCAAGACTGGGCTACTACATGAAACAAGATTACGAGGTAAATATACTATGAGTGAAGGAAAAACTATACAGTTAAATATTCCTGAAATGCAGAAAAATAAAGTATTTCTTGCTACACCTATGTATGGTGGTATGTGTCATGGACTATACACTAAGTCTTTGATGGATACTACAGCAGTATGTATGAACCATGGGTTACAGTTACAGATTTACTATATGTTCAATGAATCACTAATTACTAGAGCTAGAAACTATTGTGTTGCTAACTTTTTGAAAAGTGATGCAGAGTACTTGCTTTTCATAGATAGTGATATAGCTTGGGGTGCAATGGACTTACTTTATATGTGGCATTTAGTTTCCACAAGAAAAGAAGAACTAAAAGTATTCTGTGCATTATATCCTAAGAAAACTATCGCATGGGAGAAAGTATTAAGAGCAGCAAAAACAGGTATGTATGACGAAGACCCTATGGCACTAGAAAAAGTAGCAGGAGATATGGTATTTAATCCATTACCAGATGAGCACCCTGAGGGGCAAGCTCCTATCTATGAACCTGTAAAAATCAAAGAAGGTGCAACAGGATTTATGTTTATACATAGGTCTGTATTTGAAGAATACGACAAACATCACCCTGAAAGATTATACACTCCAGACCATTTAAGAGAAGGAGAATTTAAACAGGGCGAACAAATAATGGCATATTTTGATTGCATAATCAATGACCAAAACAGATATCTAAGTGAAGATTATATGTTCTCTGAAACTGTAAGAAATTTTGGAGTAGACATATGGTGTTTACCGATGATAGAACTAATGCACTGTGGTAGTCACATATTTCAAGGTAAATTGATTGATATGGCTAAGGCAGGAGTACATGCAACTTTAGACCCTGAGGATGTTGGAAAAGTACATAAGCGAAAGTTAGGCGCATTACCACAGACAGGTACTCCTGACCAAGCAACAGCAGGTAGTAATGAAGCTGAGAAAAATAGTTCTTGACACGAGTTCAAAAATCGGGTATAATATATGTTACTATTTGACTGGAATAAGATTGTAAAAGTAAGCAAAGGGAATGTTGGTGACATCATTCAGATCCTTCGTATTATAACTTACAAGATTCAACCAAAAAATTACTACGATAAAACATTTAAGTTTTACAAGTATAAGTTCGGAGGCAAGTCTTATCTTCTTAACCCGAAAGATTTACTTGAACGAGGACGAGCATATAGTGATAAAGAAGTGGCGGAGTATGCAGGTGTCGCATCATTTCGCAACTATCACGACTATGTTAATACAAAAGACACCACACTAGACCATCTGATGTGTCCAATATCAGATGATATAATTAATAATAACAGACTGCTTGAAGTGAAAGATGGACGGGTACACTTTCTTTTCGAGGAGACATTAGGAGAATAAAAATGGCAATTGGATTCAACCAAACCAAGGGCTCAGCCCAAAAAGAAAAAATCGAAACCTATAACTATGCAGGTAAAGAAGACCATCATGTAAGACTTGTTGGTGACTTATTACCTAGATATGTCTATTGGATTAAAGGAGAGAATGGCAAAAACATTCCTATGGAGTGTTTATCTTTTGACAGAAACTCTGAAACTTTCAACAATGTAGAACATGACCATGTTCGTGACTTTTACCCAGACTTAAAATGTGGATGGTCTTACGCTGTCCAGTGCATTGACTACGCTGATAAAAGTATTAAAGTTCTTAATCTAAAAAGAAAACTGTTCGACCAAGTTATAGTCGCCATGGAAGAGTTGGGAGACCCAACAGACCCAGTCACAGGATATGATATCCATTTCAAAAGAAAGAAGACTGGCCCACAGGTGTTTAATGTCGAATATCAATTACAAGTTCTTAAGTGCAAACCAAGAGAACTAGAGGACTGGGAGAAAGATTTAGTGGCTAACTTAAAGTCAATGGATGATGTTCTTCCTAGACCAACTGCTGATGCACAGTTAGAGCTTCTTAGAAGAGTCAATGACTCAGGCAGTGATACTCCAGATGAAGTATCAGAGGAGTTTGATGTATCATGATAGGGGTAGGTCAGAAGTTTCCTGCATTTACTTTGCAGGGTGTTAATGAAAACAATGAATTCGTACAAGTTTCTGTTTCAGAAAATTACGAACCATTAAAGCACGATTACACAGTAGTCTACTTCTACCCAAAAGATTTCACTTTTATCTGTCCTACAGAAATTGCTGGGATGGATATGTTAGTAGGTGAAGCTAATGTAATCGGTATTAGTGGAGATAATGAGTTCTGTAAATTAGCTTGGAAACAAGATAATGAACTTATTGGAAACATTAGACATCCACTCGCTGCTGATTGCGGACTCGGGTTATCTTCTAAACTAGGAATAGTAGATGAAGAAGCTGGAGTTTGTTACAGAGCAACTTATATTATCGATAAAGATGATATAGTTCAACATGTAAGTGTTAACGCACTTGACACAGGCAGAAATGCTCATGAAGTTCTTAGAACTTTACAGGGTATCAAAGCAGGTGGATTAACAGGTTGTGAATGGCAACCAGGAGAAGATTTCGTAGTATGATTTTATTTACAGCAGACTGGCATATAAAGCTAGGACAAAAGAATGTACCTGTCTCATGGGCATGTACTAGATATCAATTGTTTTTTCAACAAGTGCAGGACGCAGTAGATAAACACGAAGTTAACCTTCACATCATTGGTGGGGACTTGTTTGACCGAGTCCCTTCCATGGATGAACTTACTCTTTATTTTGACTTTGTTAAAAATACAAAAGTAAGAACAGTTATCTATGACGGCAATCATGAAGCCACTAGAAAAAATAAAACTTTCTTTGATAATTTAAAGAGAGTAACAAATGAATTGAATCCTTTAGTAACAGTTATAACTGAAACTTATTATGAGGATGATTGGGCGATACTGCCTTATGCAGACTTGCATAAAAAGAAAAGTATAGAAAGTTTAGACGCAGCTGTTGTCTTTACTCATGTGAGGGGTGAGATACCACCTCATGTTATACCTGAAGTAGATTTAGAAAGATTTGATAAGTTTGATGTCGTATTTGCTGGAGACTTACATGCTCACGAGAATACTCAACGAAATATTGTGTACCCAGGCAGTCCAATGACAACATCTTTTCATCGTAATGAAGTCCAAACGGGGTATCTAGTTATCAATCCTGAAAACCATTGGGAGTGGACATGGCATCAATTTGATTTACCACAATTAATCAGAAAGACTGTTACCAACCCCGATGATATGATACCAACAGACTTTCATCACACAATCTATGAACTAGAGGGAGATGTGCAAGATTTGGCACAGGTTAAAAACTCCGATCTACTTGATAAAAAAGTAGTCAAGCGAGAGACAGAGGCAACTCTATCGCTAACAAGCGAGATGTCTATTGCTGACGAACTAAGTGTGTATCTGAAAGAGATTCTATCTCTTGACGATGCGAAAACAAGAAAATTAATGGGAGTGTTTAATGATTATTCTACAAAAACTGAAATGGGATAATTGCTTCTCTTATGGAGCGAACAATGAGTTGGATCTATCATCAGATACACTCACACAATTAGTTGGTACAAATGGCGTAGGTAAATCATCTATACCATTAATACTAGAAGAAATACTGTTCAACAAGAATAGTAAGAATGTTAAGAAAGCAGATATAGCGAATAGATATGTTAACAAGGGATATGATATTAGTCTTGACTTCACTGTTGATAGTGATGTATATAACATTACTGTTATACGGCGTTCTACACTCAAATGTAAGCTAACTAAAAACGGCGAAGATATAAGTTCACACACAGCTTCGAATACCTACAAAACTTTAGGGGATATTCTTGGCATTGACTTTAAGACCTTTTCACAGTTAGTTTATCAGAACACCAATGCGTCTTTACAGTTTCTAACTGCGACAGACACAAACAGGAAAAAGTTCCTAATTGACCTATTGAAACTAGACGAATATGTTTCTTTCTTTGAGACATTCAAAGAAGCAGTAAGGGTAAATTCTACGGAAGTTACAACTATCAATGCGAAAATATCAACTATTGCAAAATGGTTGGAAGACAATTTTCTCGAAGATAGTTCCATACTTCCAAAAATGGATTTACCATTTTACTCGGAAGAAGATGAGAAATCTTTGCGTTCACTATTAATAGAACTCGAAAATATCTCCGAAAAGAATAAAAAGATAAATACTAATAATCAACTCAAACATCAGTTAAATGATATAGATTTGCATGAGTACAAGAGACGACTAGCAAAATACCCAGAAGAGATAGATACTAAGACTCATGTTTCTTCTGTGGCAACATGGAAGTCTGAGATGATGCATGAAGAAAAAATGCTTAAGAAGTATAAAGACCTTATGCAACTAGAAGATATGCAGTGTCCAACTTGTGAACAGGAAGTTGACAAGATGTTTGTAGAGAGTATGATAAAAGACCATACTCAAAGAATAGAGCAGTGCGAAAAGTTTACACAAGACGCTGCGGCAAAGCTAACACGGCTGGAGGAAAACAATGCGATCCATAGGACAGCGAAAAGAGAAATCAAAAATTGGGAAGACCTCTACAGGTCTATTGACCACGACCTCTCAACCACAGTCCTCGATGAGGCAGACTTACAAAGTCAAGTTGATGAACTTCGTACAAACATTGCCAATGCTAAATCGGCTCTTCAAGAAGTAATTGAAGAAAATGAGAAAAGAGAACGACATAACACCAGAATTGGAATTATACTCGAACAGACTGGCGAATTTCAAAGTCAACTTGATAAACTTGAATGTGAACTATCAGATAAAGAGGAACACCTGGCGGCACTTGAAACGCTTAAGAAAGCATTTTCTACCAACGGACTCCTTGCATATAAAATAGAAAGTCTTGTTAAAGAGTTAGAAGTAATGACTAATGACTATTTGGCAGAGTTTTCTGATGGTAGATTTAGTATTAATTTTGTTGTAACAAACGACAAACTCAATGTTGAAGTTTCTGATAATGGAAACATAATTGACATACTTGCTCTTTCTAGTGGAGAACTAGCAAGAGTAAACATCGCGACATTAGTTGCGATACGAAAACTGATGACATCTATTAGTAGAAGTCAAATTAATGTATTGTTCCTCGATGAAGTTAATCAGGCTTTAGATGAACAAGGAAAAGAAAAAGTAGTAGAAGTTCTACTGAAAGAAGAAAGACTAAATACATATTTAGTATCTCATGGTTGGACACATCCACTACTAGAAAAAATAGAAATAATAAAAGAGGATAATATATCATGTTTAGATTCATAACTAAATGGTGGAATATACTTATCGGAAAAGATAAGAACTGGGACGGAGAAGTGGATATCAAAGATAAATTGATAAAAGCTAAGGAAAAAGCTAATGAAAGTTGAAATTTATAGTATTCCTAATTGCCCATACTGTTCTAAAGCAAAAATGCTATCAGAACAAAAAGGACATGAAACTGTCTACAAAATGATGGGAGAGGATTTTCAACCAACTGAGGTTAGAGAATTATTTCCTGGTGCTCGTACATTTCCACAGATAGTGGTAGATGGCGAAAAGATTGGAGGTTACACAGAACTGGAGAAGTTGATTGGTTAATTCTAGGCGTAAAGGACATGACGCAGAAATAAAAGCAGCAGCGATGCTAAAGAGAATAACAGGAGAACACTTCGTACAGACTCCAGGCAGTGGCTCTGGCAAAATAAAAGGCGACTTATATGTAGAACATAAACATAACTTGTTTTGCATAGAGATAAAACATTACAAAGATATGGGATTCAATCACAAAATCTTTACTCAAAAGAGTAATGTATTTGTAAAGTGGTGGTCTAAACTTTGTAAACAAGCTGAACAAATGCAACAAGAGCCATTGTTAATCTTCAAAGAAAACCACTCACAGTGGTATGTGGCAACGACAAGAAAGCCACAGTACAAAAAACATATGTATATAAACTGGCTAGGGTGCTATGTCACCTTTGCTGAACAATTTTTAGAAACACAAGAGGTAAAATTTACAAATGGCAATACAGTTTACGAGCCATGGAAAGCCGATCCCGAATGGGAACTTATTGATTGTTGATGGACTCAATCTGGCTTTTAGATGGAAACATCAAGGACGCAACGACTTCGAACATGATTATGTGAGAACAGTTCAATCCTTGGCAAAGTCCTATAACTGTGGAGAGATAGTCGTCTTAGGCGATGGCGGTAGTAACTACCGTAAAGAAATCTATCCAGAGTACAAAGCAAATCGTAAAGAACGATATGCAGAACAAACTCCTGAAGAAGCAAAAGAGTTTGAGATGTTCCTTGCAGAGTTTAGTACTACAATGACTAATCTTAAAAAGAAAGGATATCTTACTCTAAAGTATGCAGGAGTTGAAGCTGATGATATAGCAGCTCTTATCTGTCAAAACAGAGAGAACTTAGGTCTCGATGAGATTTGGTTAATATCATCAGATAAAGACTGGGATTTACTAGTTGACCCAAAAATTAGTCGTTTTTCGACTGTAACTAGAAAAGAAACAACAGTACATAACTGGGATGAACATTATGACTTTGACCCAAGTTATTTCTTGACTTACAAATGTTTGACAGGAGATAAGGGCGATAATGTTCCAGGAGTTGACGGAGTCGGCCCAAAGCGTGCCACTCAGTTAATAGAACAATACGGTGATGTATTTGATATTATGGCGAGTTTGCCTATCGAGGGAAAGTACAAATATATTCAGAACTTAAATGAGTTCGGAAGTGAAGGATTAGAAGTCGGTGTGAAACTCATGGATTTAACTTATGATGTCGAAGGCGCAGTTCTTGGACACGGACAAGAAATAATAGGATTGGTGGAAAATTATGTCAGTGAAGATAGATTATAGTAGAGATAGTCTCTTAGACGAGTTTGCTCATGCAACACTAAGAGATAGATATATGATACCTGGTGAAAATTCACCACAGGAAGCTTTTGCTCGTGCAGCCGAGACATTTGCAGATGATGATGACCATGCACAAAGACTTTACGATTATGTAAGTCAGTTATGGTTTATGTTTGCAACTCCTGTGTTATCAAATGGTGGTACTCGTAGAGGATTACCGATTAGCTGTTTCTTAAATTATGTTGATGATAGTAGAGAAGGTATTACAGACCACTTTACTGAGAATGCTTTCTTATACTCATTCGGAGGTGGTCTTC